GAATTATCTCTTGACATTTTCAGCGATGCAGGCGATGCTTTAGCAGCAGAGCGTGTTTATACTCATCTATCCGATGAAGGTCAAAGAATACGCTTCAACGCCTTAGAAATTGGCTTTGAAACGGGAGTCGGTTTGCAATCAGGGCAGGGGTCAGACCCCGTCGTTTCGTTCTCGCTTAGTAAAGATGGCGGGCGCACTTGGTCAGATACCTACACGGCCTCAATCGGCGCTGTAGGTCAATATCAGGCAAAAGTGGAGTTTCGCCGCCTAGGCGTTGCTGAACAAATGACCTTCAAAATCAGAATTTCAGACCCAGTTAAACGCGCTATTATCGGGAGTTATCTCCGCTAATGGCTGTTTCACCCGTACCATCAATGCAGCCTCTTCTAGACGGTCAACCATATACGGCAGACCTTAACTGGCTTGCGTTTTTCGGCGAGCTTTTTAACGGCGATTTAGGCACAGCATGGAATCCAACCTTTGTTAGCCTTGGCGCGACAGGAACCCCGACTATCACAGGCGTTTACTACCGCATTGGTCAGGGCTTGGTCTGGTTTAGTATCCGCATTGTGCCGGCTACAAACACAACGTCCACAGCAGCAACAACCTATTGCGATAATTTCCCCTTGAGCTTTGTTAATGACAGCGTTTGTCTTGCCAGCACAGGCAGCGGCGCTGTTCAAGCCATCGGCGGCATTAGAGCGGCAGATAAGCGCATTTACACGCCCGGCTGGTCGGCGGCCACAGAGACAATCACGGTTGTCGGATTTGGTGAGGCACGATGATTCACGTTGCTAAAATTGAAGACGTTCAGGGGATTGTTGAGCTTTTGCGCACATATTACAACGAAAGCCAATATAACAAATTTCTGACATTCGATGATGAGCGTTGCCGGGAAACCGCAGAGCTTTGGATGAATGATATATGTTTTGTCGCTAAGGACGGTCATAAGATTGTGGCAGTTGCTGTAATGGATTTGATGAAATCTTATTACAAAGAATTAGAGGCCGACATAGGGATGTTTTATGTTCACCCTGACTATCGCGGCACAACAATTGCCCGGTTGCTGGTTAATGCTTGCGTGGAAAACGCAAAGGCGCATAAGTGCGCGGTTATTTATTCGTCATCTCTTTCTAAAATCGACGGCAAGAATCATCAGATATACGTCAATCTATGGAAAAAGTTTGGGTTTCAGGAATTAGGGTCTTTTATGTTTGGGAGTTTTACGTATGGCTAAGTCAGTATTTAAATCGGTTGGAAAAATCGCGCCTTTTGTTGCGCCGTTTCTTCCTGTTGCACCGCTTCTCGCCGCTGGTATTGGCGCGGCTGGTAGCGCAATAAGTGGCGGCGGTCTTAAGGGCGCACTACTCGGCGGCATTGGAAGCGGACTAGGTAGCGCATTTGCTGGAAATACAGGCTTGGGTAGCAGCATTTTCGGAACAGCGGCTGGATCGCCGTTATCGTCTGTCACTGGTAACGCTTTGTTACAAGGTCCGACACGTGGAACAGGAATGGCAGGAGCTATAGGCCGTGGTGTATCAGGCGTTTCACGGACCCTTGGCGGCATGACCGGGGCAGGAAGCGGCGGGGGCGGGTTTGGCTTGAGAGATGTCGGAAGCGTTGTCGGCGGGCTTCGTCAGTATAGCGATCAAGACGAAATGGAAAAGCAGCTTTTAAGAGCGCAAGGCCGGGCTGAAGAGGCAATCCAGCCCTATAGCAATATTGGCTTGAATGCACAACGTCAGCTTTCCAATAATCTAGCCGCTGGGTTCAATCCGGGTGATTTGGAAAACGATGCAGGTTATCAGTACCGTTTGGGCCAAGGCAACCAGCAGCTTGAGAGGGCGCTTGCGGCCCAAGGGATGTCCGGCTCTGGCTCAGCGATTAAAGCGGCTCAAGAGCTTGGCCAAGGGCTTGCGGCGCAGCAGTATGATAGCGCTTACAATCAGTATTTACAGCAAAACCAGCAACTTGCTGGGCTTGGTGATTCCGGCCAAAGGGCAGCTAACACGCTAGGCGGTATTTACGGAAATCAAGGCAATATTCAGGCCAACAGAACGCTTGAGCAGGGCAACATCTTTGCAAACACCCTGTCTAGCGTTTTAGGGCAGCGGATCATCGGTTATGACCCGACAACAGGAAGACCGATTTATGGATAGTTTAGGGCAGAAATTGGCAATGATGCTACAGCAGCAAGGGCAACAATCGGCGCAAATGCCGCAAGGTATGCAGCAGTTTCCCCAAGGGATGCCGCAAATGCCCATGATGCAACAAATGACGCCGCCGCGTATGGACCCATATGGGCAGCAGCAAACAGGAGTCGCGCAAGCGCTCATGAGAGGTTTACAATATGGCCGGACCTGATTTAAGCGTTTTTGGCAGACAGCGGTCTTTTCAGGATTTTGAAAGGCTGCAGCAAGAATTTGATATGCAAAAGATTGCGCAAGGCCAAGCGGCGCAGATTAATGCACTTCAAATGAAAAAGTTTGAAGATGAAATAAACAATCCTGACGTTGACAAGCTTGGCGAGCGAGCTTTTATGAAGTTAGCGCAAGGGCTTCCACTTAGCGCACAAGAGGCCGCAGCAGCACAGGTTTTTGACGCAAAATCTGGCGGAATATCTTTTAATCCGGTTTCAGGAGAAATGATTCAAAAGCCTAGAATATCAGACCGCATCGGATTGCCCGGCATGTCAAACGTTGGAAGCCAAGGCCCACAAGGTTATCAACCAAGCGCGCCTGAACAAGACTTTAACATTAATTCAAATTACAGCCCAGAGCAGCAAGCACCATCAGGAAACATGTATGATGCAATGTATCAAGATGCGCTTAGGGCTGCGGCAGGAAACGCGAAACTTGAGCAGGAAATAAAAGCGGATTATTTTAAAAAGAAAACAAACTTTTCAGAAGGGCAATCGCAAGCCGCAGATTATGCGGACAGAATGAGAGCCTCAGACGCTATTCTTCAAGACCCCAAGGTCACGGCGGCGATGATGGACCTAGCCGAGCGCTCTTCGGGTTCAATCCCCCTTATTGGCGGCTTTCTTGTTAGCTCAGATTATCAAAAAGGCGACCAAGCAAAGCGAAGTTTTATTAATGCAATCTTAAGAAGAGAATCTGGCGCAAACATCCCAAAAGATGAGTTCGAAAGCGCTGATTTACAATATTTCCCTATGCCGGGCGATGGTGAAGCGGTTCTCGCCCAGAAGGCACGTAATAGGCAAGCCGCCCTTGCTGGTGTTAGTAGGGCCGCTGGCGCAGCTTATGTGCCGGTGGATATCGTCGACCCTTACGCTGGTCAAGACCCGATGGCCGCTAATCAGGCGGCGGCGGCTAATAGGGCAAACGAACTGGGGCAGCAAGATTTGCCGAACACAACGCCTCAACAGCCCCAAGTTGGCGAAATAGTTGATGGCCACGTCTTTTTAGGTGGCGACCCGTCAAACCCTAAAAGCTGGAAATTACAATAATGAAGCCTTGGGAAAGATACGCGCCACAACAGGGATCGGGAAAGCCTTGGGAAAGGTATTCACCCCCTCAAGCTAGCCCCACGCAGCCTGACACACTCGGCGGCAAAATTGGCCAAGCGTTCTTTAATAGAATGCAGAATGTGCAAGATTTAAAGCGCAACCCTAGAGTTGACCCGCTCGTTGTGGGGCCATACGCAACAGGGCAAGCGCTTGGTTTTGCAACAGACGCAGCGGGCGCAGCTTTAGGCTCCGTCACGCCTGATTTCATTAAACAGCCAGCCATGAAAGCCCTTGGTGCGGCGGCAGAATTTGCCGAGCCAGTAACAAGGCCAATAGCAGAGGCGTATGGCGAGTTTAAGCAAGAAGCCCCAATGGCCGCGGCGTTGTTAGAGACGGCAGGAAATTACGCTGGGGCATTTTCAGGAGCAAAGGGAACGCAGATTGTGGGCGGTCCTGTTTTAAATGCGGCCACAAAAACCGTAACAGCGCCAGTAAAAGCGGCGGTTGATGCTAGCGTTTTCACAACAGCAAAAACCGCAAATCTTCTTAACAATGTGACAGATAAGATTGCTGACGCAATAAGCAAAACCGCAAACAGGGCAAATGTGCCGAAGCCATTAAGAAAGCTTCCGGATGCTGAATTGTTATTCGTGACGACCCTTATGGATGAGGGCGTTTCAATTGATGATGCGTTGCAGTCTCTATCCGGCGCTAAGAAAATGGGTGTTTCCCCAAGCGTTTCAGTTTCAGCAAAAATCCCGCAAATGCAAACTCAGGGTTATTTAATGTCTAGAGGGTCTGCCGGGTCAAAAGTTGCTGCAGATGCGGTGGATGACATTGTTAAAAATCAAATACCAAAAATGAACACTGAGCTTATCACAATAGCATCGGGCGGCGGCAAGTCTGCCGAACAATATGGCCTAGACGTTTTTAAGGCGGCAAGTGAATCCATCAAGAAACGGGAAATCGCGCTCAAAACAAGGGCAAAGCCATATTATCAGCAAAGCATTGGAATTGATAAATCCATCCCAATCGAGGGTGAGTTTAAAAAAGTCCTGTCAAACCCGCTTGCAGTTAAGGCGCTAGAGAATTTCAGGGCGGACCCGTACACGCTAACAAATGTTCAAAAAAGCCTCTCAGACCTTGGAATTAGCGCTGAAGATATTAGCAAGCTTCCATATAATTCAACGGTTGCGCTTCACGGAGCAAGGGTTCATTTAAGGCAATTAAATGACGCGGCACTGGCTGGCGGCGAGGCCCAAAAAAGCCAAGCCATAAAACAAGCATTAAGTGACATAGATAATGCAATTGAGGCCACGTATCCTTCATACAAAACCGCTAGAGCAATTTATAGTGAAGACGCTGGGGCATTAAAGGCCCTTAAAGACAGCCCTGTTGGTCAAATGGCAAAATTCAGCGATGCCGATTATAGCAAGATTGCCGATGACTTGATGGGCAAAGACCCGCAATTTATTAAAAAGACCATCGCATCATTTAAGGCAACGGGGGCCAATCAAGAAAAAATTACAAACAGCATAGCCGGAGCCTTTTTAAGAAGAAAACTGCAAGAATCAACAAAACAGGGCGTTAGGTTTGGTGATGATGTTTTCAAAAAAGAGGGAACGGGCCTGAGACTAAAGGCGCTAATAGGCGATGAGAAATTTGCAAAGATGGAAAAGGTTAATGACATTATAACAGACCTTTTGGCCACAAAAAACATACCGTCTCAATCAATTACAGCAGCGGCGCAAAGCGTAAAAGAGGGCATATCATCCCTCCCATTAGATAACGGCGGAATGATTGACATGGTGCGGAAAAAACTAGCGCCCAGCCTTTTTGATCTGGTTCAAAAAAATCCAGAACAGGCGGCTAGATACAACGAGCTTCTTTTCACTGACGCGGGTTTTGACCTATTAGAGAAAATTAGCACCGGAAAAAAGACAAAATTTTATGACATTGACGCTGTTGGCGCTTTTCTGTCTAAGCAATTAAAAAAAGATAAGGTGAAATAAAATGGCCGTATTATATGTCCCACACTTTGTACAGTTTTTTGACAATGACGGCGATCCTCTCGCGGACGGTGAGCTGTATACATACGCCGCAGGCACTGACACGCCTAAGGCTACGTATACAACGGCGGCGGGCAATATTGAATTGCCAAACCCTGTCCCACTTGATGCGTCTGGCCGCGCTGTAATCTTTATTACAGGCTCATACAAATATGTCCTAAAAGATGCACTTGGCAACATTATACGTACTACGGACAACGTAACAAGCTTTAACGCATCAACCCTGACAAACGAGGGTTTTTTCCAATCGTTTTCAGGAAACGCGGTTGCCGTAGACTTCACAACGTCGGAATCACTTGGCAGCGATGAAAAAGCGCTCATGGTGTTCTCAGAGCTTGAATATTCCACTAATGGCACGTATGCAAGCGATACAGGATGGACCAAGGGAGCAGGCTGGACGATTGCCGCCGGAGTTGCAACAGCAACAGGGGCCATATCAACGGCGCTTGAGCAGCCCGCTGGAATTACGATAATTCAGGGTAAATCATATCTTGTTCAATATACTGTGACACGCTCGGCGGGCTCTATCACACCGAACCTTGGCGGAACAGCCGGAACAGCCAGAAGTGCATCAGGCACGTATTCCGAAGTCATTATACCGGGATCAACGCAAACTATTAGCTTTACCACGTCAGGATTTACAGGAACGCTTGACAACGTATCTGTGCGCGATGTCGGCGGTTTGAGCATCAGAAACCCGGCTGATTACACCATTAACGGCACACAATTATCATTTGTGAAAGCCCCGGCCATCGGCACAAACAACATCTTTGTCTTTGCACCTTATACGCTCATTGGTGCGGCTGGTGCGGCACAGACTGCGGCAGATAACGCCATTGCAGCGCAGCTTGCAGCTGAAAGCGCGGTCGGCGCTGTTGCTTTCAAGTATACATTTGACAACAGCACCACAATGGGCGATCCGGGGGCTGGACAATTTCGCTTTAATAACGCCACAATTGCAAGCGCTACGGCTATTGCTTTTGATGCGTCAAGCGCTGAATCTGGAAATCCGAACGTATCCGCCGCAATCTTATCGATTACCGCGAGCACAAGCCCAGTTAAGGGACAGGTTAAAATCACAAAATACGGTGAGGCTCAAACATTTGCCGTGTTTAACATATCAGCGATTGCAGACAACACAGGATGGCTACAGGCCACGGTCACTTATGTCAGCGGCAGCGGCACATTTACCGATAACGATTTCTGTTATTTGCAAATGAGCAGAACAGGCGATCTGGGCGCTCAAGGGCCGACTGGAACCATCAGCGGCGCAACCCTGCAAACGCCAGTAAATGATGATAAAGTGCTGTTTTTGGATACAAGCTCATCAGACGCGCTTTCTTATGCCACGGCATTAAATGTCGTTGCAACGACCTTGCTTGATGAAGATAACATGGCCAGTGATAGCGCCACAAGAGCGCCAACCCAGCAAAGCGTCAAGGCTTATGTCGATACATCGGTTGCAGCGGTTGTTCTGCCATACACGTCAACGGCTCTCACGATAGCGGCGGCAGGCTCCGGCACACTAGCACACAGCTTGGGCGCAAACCCTGATTTTGTTCAAGCCTTCATTACATGCACGTCAGCTGAGGGCGGGTATTCAGTTGGAAACACTGTGTTTATTAACCCGGCTGGCAACGATCCCGGCGATACGCAGAACCGGGGTATTATGCTGCAATTCGACGCAACGAATATTTATTACAAAATCGGCAGCGCTACGAAATCTTTAACCGTCATGAACAAAACAAACGGTGATGCGTTTCCCATTACAAACGCATCGTGGACGCTAACAATCAAGGCTTTCAAACTGACATGATAGAAATTGACCCGGACATAGTAACAGCAAGCGGCGGGGCGGGTTTTGTCGGCTTAGTCGCGGCGGTTCTGGATTGGCTTGACCGCAGGCGGGTAGACGAGAAATTCAGCAAGTTGCAAAGCGAGGCGCAGGACATGAAAGAAACACTAGCGCGGCACAACGCGGAGATTATATCCATCGAAAAGAACGCAACTCACACCGCCAAAAATATAGAGCAAATCAACACCAAACTTGATGTTTTACTGCGTGACGTAGGGAAAATCACCGGAGTTTTGGGAAAAGGGCATGAGATATAGCGATGAAGTCTTAAAACATGGCTCGATAAGGGCCGCAGCAAGAGCCAATAATATACCGCTTACCACGTTTCGCAATAGGCTAGAAAAAGAGGGGGGCGGCTCGTATAACGCAAAAAGCGCCTACGTCCCTCCAGCCCCCGCCCCGTACTACAAGCCCACACACGAGCCATTAAGAATCTCTAATATAGCTGACGCAGCAAGTCAAGACGAATGGGATGATACCCCGTACATGGTCTGCGTTATTGGTGATGCGCACTATTCACCCGGCGTTAAATCTAAAGTTCCGCTTTGGATTGGCCGATATTTAACCGATATGCAGCCCGATGCCATCATTCACATTGGCGATCTGGGGGACTTTGACAGTATCACCCGATGGATAGAAAAAGGCTCTCATGCAGCAAAAAGCCAGTACTCAATCGATCAAGATATTGAGGCCGTGGCTGAAGCTTTCAAGGTGTTTCATGAAAACTATTTCCCAGAAAACGACCCGCATAAGCACGTTACATTAGGAAATCATGATGAAAGGTTGTGGCTGTATGAAAACCTTAATCCGGCGAGCTATGGAACTTATACAAACAAGTTTACTGGCCTGCTTGATTTTTACGGCTGGGGTCATTCTCCGTTTGGCGTTTATCATAATTATATGGGCGTTGATTTTGTACACGCCCCGAAACACGAGGGCGGCAAAGCAATCGCAGGAAAAACCGCCAGCCAGCGAATAGCAAACGACAGTAGGCGCTGCGTTGTTTACGGCCACACACACCGTTTGAATATCGCCGGGGCTACCAAGCTTGGCAATCATGAGCGCGTCACAGCCGTGGGCGTGGGGTGTTCCCTGCCATGGGGATTGGTTAAAGATTACGCAAAACACAACGCTAACGGATGGTGGTGGGGTATTGTTTTAATTACAATTTACAAAGGCCGTATAGAGGGTATACTTGCTAAACCCATGTTTGAATTGGAAGCCGAATATGATTGAAGACACACTCAAAGAGCGCGGCAAAATCTACGGCGGCTCATTTCTTGAGCAATCGCAAATCGCCCAGAACCTTAAAACAGCCATTAAGAACTCGCCAAACTGGAACCGGATGCGGGTAGACCAGCGTGAGGCTTTAGAGATGATTGCCACAAAGATTTCAAGAATCTTATACGGCGATCCAAACCATGTGGATTCATGGCATGATATTGTAGGATATGCGTCACTGATTGAAAGAGAGCTTAAAAAAACGGAAGGTGAATAATCATGTGGCCAAGCCCAGACCCAAAACACATGAATGAGTATTACGGAAATCCTGACATCAATCTTGATGGCGTGGCCGATGTTCATTGGTTTAATGAAAACATCGTGCGGATTGTTCCGGCTTACCCGATGATCTGGTCATGGTCACTACAGCCCGTTAAAACCATATCCCTGCATCGCAAATGCGCTCGGTCTTTAAACCGGATTCTGGCTAATATATCCAAGGTAATGACGATTGAGGACATTATGAAATATCAGCTTGATAGATGCGGCGGCGGATATACATTCCGCACTATGCGCGGGTCAAATAAACTCAGCATTCATTCATGGGGCGCTGCAATTGATTTATCGCCGCAATATAACCGTTTAGGGCGCAAGCATCACACAAACGATGACGCCGAATTAATGATGCCCTTAAAGGTTGTTGACATATTTGAAGATGAGGGCTGGAAGTGGGGCGGTCATTGGCTAAGGCCGGATGCAATGCACTTTGAGGCCACAAGTTAATATCTTGGATTTTTGTAAATTTTGTGTTAAAATCGCGTACATCTTATAGGAGTTTTCATGAAAAAACTAGTACCTGTTATTGCTGGCCTTATTATCGCCGCTGGCTCTTTCTTTCTAGGCTATGCCACTGACGCTGGTGAGGCTTTTAAAATCTTTACCGACAAAGAAGTCGCTAAAGCCTATTGTGCAAAACTTATTGACGGAGAATAAAAAATGGCTTTTTGGTTATTTCTGGTAACAGTCGGAACATTCGGCGCGGCTTATAATGAAGGCATTCCACAGCAGATTGAAGCTGAGGGCGTCAAGGCAACTTATGAGCGGGTAGTCGAGAGCAAAGTCGCTTTGGATTACAGCAAACTGAATAAATGAGCGGAATTTTAACTAAGATATTGCTTGCGTTTTCCAGTATCGGGGCATTCCTTTCCTTGCTTTGGGCGTGGGGGCGTGAGCAATTTAAGAGGGGGCGGGACGATGAAAAGCGAAAGAGCGACGCGGAAACCATTGAAACTGTCAAAAAGGCTAATGACGCTGTGCTTCGTTCCGACCCTTCTCTTGATGCCAAGCTGCGCAAGCGATACGGCATCGGGAAATGATTTTTGCCTTATAACCCGCCCTGAGTGGGTTAAGACTATAGAACATGCGCGGGTTTATGACTGTCTATGTCATCCCCAGCCAATTGACACGAATTGCAATCAATAAAAGGAATCGAAAATGACAATTACAATCTCATCTCTCCTTGAGGGCGACGCTCAGAATATTCAGTGGATTGGTATAACAACCAACCAATATGGCGAGCCATACCGCCGCTCACAGTATAATGACAAATGCGTGCAGGTTTTGGGGAACTTTGGTTCTGGCGCAACGGTCACGCTATACGGCTCATGCCTGCGCTCACCTAACCTTGCAAGCGACACTGATTGGTTTATCTTGACCGACACAACCGAAACCAACCTTGCATTTACATCCGCATCGGGTGCGCAAATTCTGCAAAACCCACGCTGGATTAGGCCAAAAGTCACAGGCGGCACATCGCCCGCTGTTAATGTTCACATCGAAGCAATGAAGGCGTCCTAAAAATGAGCGAACTTAAAAAAATTATAACATCAATGCTGAATGACAAGATTTCGGCTGAAAACTGCCGCACAGCTCTTGCGGAGCTGGAAGGCATGGCGCAAGCGGAAAAAGACCTTGCGCAAAAAAACGAAGCCTTGAAAAAAGAGCTGGCTAAGAACGAAAACGCCAATGAAAAAGCCAAGGCCATTTTGTCCGATGCACAAGCCAAGGCAGACAAGGCTATTTTTGACGCTAAAGAAAAGGCGCTGGTTATTGAACAGGATGCTAAGGATGCAGCCGAGCAAGTAACGCAAACAGCTAAATCAGCCGTCTTGACGCTTGAAAGCAAAAAGAAGGCGCTGATTGAAGATGTTGCCAGTCTTGAATCTGCCAAGGCCCGCGCTGAAGCCGATGCAAAAACAGCCGAAACTAAGCTTGAAGAAATCCGCGCAAAACTCCGGAGCATCTAATATAGAAAATGGATGGCGGCTTTCAAATATTAGACGCAATGTCGCCAATCGGCCCACGTATCGGGGCAGCGGCAGGCCCGGACCGCTATTGGGTTGGCGGTGCAGCTACGTGGGATGGTACTGCCGGGACCAAATGGGCGAGCTCTTCTGGCGGCGTCGGCGGGGCTTCTGTGCCTACATCAGCGACCAACGTATTTTTTGACGCTAATTCAGGCGCGACGACCTGCACCCTGTCCGCCTCTTCTGTCTGCGCTAATTTAAACTGCACCGGGTACACGGGAACCATTTCACACCCGGCGGCGACTACGCTAACGATTCACGGAAGCCTAACGCTTGTTGCTGGTATGACATATACACTAGGCAACACGGCAACCTCAGCGATTACATTCGCATCCACATCAACAGGCAGAACGATTAACACAGGCGTTAAAAACGTCGGTAATATCGTGTTTAACGGCGTTGGTGGGGGCTGGACACTATCAGCCGCTATAACACAAGCTGCGGGGGCTTCGTTTACCGTAACAAACGGTAATTTCAACAGCGGCAACCAGACGATGAGCGTTGGAACATTCTCGTCGGCAAACTCGAACACCCGCACAATTACGCTTGGTTCCTCTACGGTCAACGTGGCAACCTCATGGGATACTGGAACAACAACAAACCTGACATTCAGCGCTGGGACATCTCAAATCGTTGTGGCGGTTGCTAATACTGTCTTCTCAGGCGGCGGCTTGACGTTTGCCACAGTGACGCACTTAGGCATGACCGCAACGCGCACAATCAATGGCGCGAACACCTATGGCACATTATCGGTTTCATCGGGAGCCAGTGTTTCCGGCGACCTATCACTGTCAGCTAATCAAACGGTTTCGGGGACGTTCAAAGCGGATGGAAACAGCGTAACGCAGAGATTGTTTGTGCGCTCTAACACAATGGGAACGGCGCGAACCATTACGGCGGCAACAGTAGCTTGCACCAATATAGACCTGAGAGACATTACAGGCGCTGGCGCTGGGAGCTGGAACCTGTCTGCGATTTCAGGTCTTTCCGGCAATGGCGGCGGCAACAGCGGGATCACGTTTACAACGCCAAGCACGTCCTATTGGGTCGGCGGAACTGGTAACTGGGCAACCAAGGCCGAATGGTCATCATCCTCCGGCGGTACTGCCGATAATCACCGCGTTCCGCTATTGCAGGATACGGCTGTATTCGATGCGAACTCGTTCTCTGCTGGAAGCCAGACCGTTGATATTCAATCAACTCAAGCGCCTAGAATGTGTAACATCAGCGCCAGCGCGGTTACAAATAGTCCGACATTCACACGCGGCGGAACATCGGTTGAATACTATGGCGGATTCGTCATGGGAACCGCGACAATTACCAACACAACCACAATTTACACTTTTGTAGGGCGCGGCTCACACAATATTAATCTCGGAACCTCTCCAGCGGCCACAGCGGTTACAATAGAATCTTTTGGCGGAACCTACACATGGCAGGCAGGCTATACGGGAACCACGTATACGCACACACGCGGAACGGTTGATTTCAATGACTTCAACTTCACGTGGACAAGCACATTCGCCTTTAGCAACAGCAACACAAAAACAATCACGATGGGTAACGGCACGTTTACCCTTTCAGGAACCGGAACATTGTGGAACGCTGGGGCGACTGGCACAACCTTTAACCGTGAAAGCTCTACAATCGACTTTACGAACACCAGCGCGACGACAAAGACCATGGCAGGCGCGGGATTGTCTTATAACAACGTCCGTGTTCGCGGCGCTTCTGGCGCGGCAACCTTTACCTTTACGGGCGCAAATACAATTGCATCTCTAACGCTTGACCCGAACGCAAACACGAGATGGCCAAACGCCACAACCAACACGATCAACGCCGTCAGCATCAACGGCACATCAGGTAATCTTGTGGTCATACGTTCCACCAGCGGCACTGCCACATGGTCTGACTCGGCAGGCACAAACGCTATGACATTCTGTAATATTACGAGCATGACATTCACAGGCGGCGCAACGTGGACGGCCACAAGCAGTACAAACGGCGGCGGCAACACTGGCATCACAATTACACCATAGGGGTATACGATGGATGAATTTACAGGCGATTTTATTATCACAAACAACGGAAATGCGCCGTTGCCGCTTTATGACGGTGACAGGTTGGTGACCACGATTCCGGCAGAAACAACTTGTTTCGGATATGTGCGAACCCCAGAAATGGCGCTAGTTTTTGATGGCGAGCGCATTGTTGTAACACAAGTATAAGGATAAACTAATATGAGCTTACAGATTCAGGCCGGAGCAACCGATCAAACCGTTTATGTGTTTATTCAGAACTCATCCTTAACCACAGGCGCGGGCTTAACAGGCCTTGTTTTTAACTCGGCGGGTCTGACGGCTTATTATTGTAGAGAGCGAACCGCATCGGCAGTTATAACCCTTGTAACACTGGCGAGCGCCACGGCTGCACATTCAGACGGTGGGTTTATTGAGGTGGATGCAACAAACATGCCGGGCGTATACCGCCTTGACTTGCCTGACGCGGCTGTATCTTCTGGAATGGAATCTATTATCTTGCTTAAAGGCGCAACGAATATGTCGCCAGTAGCTAAAGAAATTCACCTGATTGCCTTCAATCCACAAGTTGCAAACTTGGCCGCAAACGTCACCACGATGGCGGCAAACGTGATTACGGCCTCGGCGCTGGCTACTGACGCAGTTACGGAAATGGCAGAAGGCTTGCTGAAAATCGACATGTCCACTATTACGGGCGAGGCTTCGCGCTCACCGCTAAATGCCTTACGTATTCTGCGCAATAAAATCAGCACTGTCAGCACACCCGGAAACGTTGATGTGTTTAAAGAAAATGACGCAACGCTGGCATGGACGGCAGCTCTTACCACAAGCTCAAGCGCAGACCCAATCACATCCGTTGACCCAACATAGGTGAATTATTATGGCATGGTACGACTTAACAACAGAACAGCAGCAGGCGCTTTATCACTGGCCGACTTTAGACGCTGCCGAAGTCAGCGAGCTAAAAGCCTTGGTTAATGACGTCAAGACGCAGTTGCCATTGGCGATTGTGGCGCTTGGCGGTACAGACCCCGGCCCGATCTTAGGGGCTGTTCTGGGGGGCTCTTTGGCGCAAGGAACGGCTAGTGTATTTAGCGATTATGATGTTTTCATATTTATGCAGAACCAAGGCTCAGTAATTAATAAGGATGACCCAGCAATAGCTAAGAATGCGTTTGGCCATTTGCTTCAATACAGACAAAAGCTTTACGACTTGCCGCGCCGCGTAAATGTGTTTATTGGCCCTTTCGGACAGTTTTATGACCGCAATGGCAATGATGTTTTTGGCTATGACTTAGAAACGGACGCGCTGTACACGACATTGGCGGAGTGCCGCAATGCCTATAACTAGTTTTACCGCTTATCCGCTAACCAACTATATTGTTGACGTCTTTGGTGACTGGGCTAACTTTGAAGAACTGTCCATCACATTTTCATTCGGGGCGCGTTTTACTGACTTGCAGTATTTCGAGGATGTCAGCGGCGACTACCCAGCGCCTATCCCATCAAATGCCACAATCACGCGGTTCGAAGTTTACGTAAACGCAAACACAGAATTAACAAACGCTGATTTGCGCTGCGTTCTGCACCTAGACGGGGTTTACACGGCGGCGGACGCGATTGTAAACGGCGTAAGCCCTACCTCTGATGAACTAGTATTTGATTTTATTCTTAGCGGCGGCCTGACTGATTTTCTTGCGGCCAATGGTGGCATAAGCGCTCTTAATAATAGCACGTTCGGCTTTGCGCTGTTTAGCGGCGGAAACTCAAACAGCCTGACGCCCGATGTTATAAACGTGTTTTCCCCTAATTTGTTTATTGAGTACGAAACTCCCCCCGGGGGGTATTTCTCTATTTTTGGCCTGTGGCTTGGCGGGCGGCTGGGTGCAGGCGCGGACGCGCCTAGTTATCGCCCTGTGTTTCGAGTTCGAAGACGATAATAGAAAAAGGGCACACTGCAATGCACCCTTTTTTAAATGTCCTAAAACTGTCTAGTCACAGCCTAAGGATCGGTAGTTCTTATAAGGACGAGTTTATCCCATCCGGACTGCCACAGTCAAGGCAGTTCTTGCAAGCAGCACGGAGAGCGATGGAAAAAAGCTCGATTACAATTTCCCGAGAAGACCCATAATAGCCTGTGTCAAACGGCGGAAGAGCCTTCAAGCCATCCAATATCATCTCTTCGGTAACAATAATATTTTTACAAGGCATTTTAAGAATCCTTCTTAGGAATTAAAGCAACCTCACACGGCATACTGTCTATATAACAATCGCTGAGCGCTGCGGATGACGTGCCTAGTTATCGCCCTGTGTTTCGGGTTCGAAGACGATATCAACGGTTTTGGCGGCAATAAATTGGTTATTTGCCAAGCTTAACAGAGCCGCTCGTAAACGTGCAATCTTTTGTGCGCTCAAAGAAACGATCCCATTTATATGCCAAATCCCGCCTGTGTACCTCAAGGGGGTCTTTCGCGGTCAGGTATTTATCTCTAATGTCCGTAATAAAAAGGGTTACGTTTGGTGAAATAGTAAAATCAATAGATGTTTTTACCTCATAGACGTCCGCTGGCTCTGTTATAATTGTGGTATGAGAAAACCCCTTAAACACAACTGCATCACAAGGCGGAACCGGTTTTGTAAGAACATAGGTATCCTCGCCTATTTTTAAGATAAATTCTGCGTTGTCAGGCGTTATAATTATTTTATCATTGTGCGTCATTTTCAGAATCTCCCACTAGAGTTAAAGCAACCTCACACGGCATACCGTCGATATAGCAATCGCTGGGCGAAGGCTCGCAAACCCCTGCATTGATCTCGCATGAACCGTCTTCCACAACCGCGTATTCATCGGCAGTTGAGAATGTAGCGCCGATGGTGGTGCTGGTCTGGGCGTATGCGGGCGCGGTTATGAGCATCAGGAATAGGGCAAGGCGAGTCATGAACGTATCTCATTTGTATTACAATCAGGGCATTTATACGAAACTATTCTGTCCCTATTTTGACAATAAATCCCTATTTTACGCGAGAAATGCGTTTCAAGTCGCGGGTCATCATTCCAGCGTCCGTCTTTTACGTCTGCCTCAAAGGCTTCATAATTACTAGGAAAGGGCATGTCGTCATATATTTTAAATTTATGCGGACTATTGAAGGGAGTGGGGTCTTCTATCTTTTCACCTTGCCAATCAGCGCCACATTTTTCACAAAATCTTTCAGTTTTATTCATTCTCTTCACCTATGCGTATGATTTTTCTGGTTGTTTTTAACGGCTTCGATCCCATTAAATATTGTCGCTCTGCATAGCCTGAGATGCTTACAAAACTAACGGCTACGTATCGCGGCGAGGCTTTGCGCCAATCGTTAAGCTTGTGCCACAAGCGCCAGAAGCTTCGCCCGGTTTCTATGACAACTGGATCAAACTGGCCATAGCTTTCCCACTCGATAATGGCGTATTTATCCATCATCGCCCCAATGCGTGTTTGAGAAGGGCGAGATATATTGAATAAGCGTTTAAGCAAAAGCGCTCGTGCACGTAAGCTTCAGGATATTCGCCTTTTTCCAAAAGCTCGTCGTACTCTTTTCCTGCCATAAGCAAGCGCTCTGCGGCCTCCCTTGCCGCTTCCGGCGTTACGGGTGCGGGGCGGGCATGGCCATGCTCAAGCCATTCTTTAATGACTTCGTGTGCTACACAGCCCGGCTTGCATTTCCATTCGGGGTTAAATTTATCGGGCTTGATTTCATCGGTCATTTTCGGTCTCCTGAATAGCCTCTAAAAACGGCGGCTTAACCCACCCAAGCCTGTAAAGGTGCTGCGCCCATAATGGTGATCTGGCAAGCAATGCCCTGTCTAATGCGGCGTTTGCATGTGCAGCGGCTTTGATAATGCTATCGGTCATTTATCACCTCTAAACGTCACAGGGGCAAGCGACAGCGCAAACAGCAGAACAACCCACCAAGGCAGATCGCCAAGCCCCGGCACATTTAGCGCTGCGGCTAAGTGGTCGTCATAGCAATACCAGAATAAAAATAATAACGGCATCACTCACCCCCTAAGAAAAGCGCAATGTCTTCTGGCTTGAATGCGTCGATGAACTGCTGGGCTTTTTCGCGGGTAGGGAATACGAGTTTTGCGCCAACGCATATATTGTGCGTTGCGAGGTTTGGAAATGCGATATTTTCGGAATAATCATGCGTCACAACCCATTTTTCCTGCCTCATATCCCGCCCATTCGGACGCCAGCTACCGACAATCTCGGCGTATTTTTTCCACATGCGTGCGACAGTTTCGGCGTTTTTTGCTTTCAGATAGATATTGCCTGTGACATACCGATGTTGTTCATAACCGAAATTCATCCAAACCCCCGCGTCTACAACGCCGACCGTTGAGATGGTGTAATATCCCGTCCCATACGCAGGATACCCAGCCTCCGACGCTTCGATAATTTCTTTAAGGCGTGCCAGTTCGGTTTTTAGTTCGTCGATACGCTGTTTTGCTTGGTCTTTGTTCATTGTGTTTCCTTCATGATTTTTTCTTGCGCATCTTTAAAATTGTTTATGACATCGTTAAGGCGGGATATTTCGGCCCTTTGCTTAATTAGCGTATCAATCAATTCAACAACCGCCTTGGCATCATCTGGGTTTTTATTGCCGTCAATTGTCAAAACGGCGGTTTCCGCCTGTCTAAAATCATGATCATAATTGCCGGGATACGTGCGCCACGATGCATAATGTTCGCGCGTCATATAGCCATTTCCGGTTTGAATGACTTCAATGCGATACCATGTTTTTGGTTCAGGTGTTTTGTTCTTTCTCATGTTTATTTCCTCTCGTTAAATCTGGAGACGCGGGGCCGGACGTCCGGCATAGCCTAGTGCGATACGTCTATCCACACCACGCACCCGCGCCATAGTTAAATTACCACTCCCGCGCTTTTTCAAGAACGTCTTCATAATTCTTGGCCGCTATCAATAATGCTCGTTTACCGTCGATATTCTGGCAAACACTGGACATTCTGCGCAGGTCAATAACAACCTGACCAAGTAAATCCATGGTTAGCTTTAAGCAGACTTTTTCTATCGGCAAGTTATCGTTTGCCATGATGATTCTATCGGATTTCATATTCACCCCCTAGCGGGTCATAAAAGTAACTGGATACTATCATCGGGTCATCGTATTCAACGAATACCGGGTATGGATTACCAAACGCTAGACCAGCCAGCACGTAAGATAGAAAGAACGACACAGCAAGAGTCATGCGGATGCGGCCTCTCGTGCGGCGGTGTTTTGTGTAATATGAGTGCGTGGTGATCATGATTTTCCCCTTAAAAGTTTTATTCTGTAACAAGATGCTTCAAACAAAAGCGATGCAAGTTTGTCCCGGTGTTTTGCTTGCCTGTCAAATTGACCCGGCTCAGGAACGTCTGGTATTTCATCAAGAAAAGCCTCAAATCTGTTTGATAAATCTTCATATTCTTGACGCCTCATTAACGCCTCTGAAATATCGGAAAATAGGCCAAAATGTCTCATGGTGTTTCTCCTTTTGCTTTTGCGATTGCGGCGCGTGCAGTTTTTACTTCCGACGCCTTCATTAATCCTCTGGCATCTTCCGCAGAGCCCCAGCCAGCGCTAATCTTTTCGAGCGCCTCAAGCAATTCATTGCGCTGGTCCAATAGCTGGCGCGGTGTTAATCCGCACTCAGTGGCAACGGTTCCGGCTTCTGCGATTAGGCAGGCGTTTGCTAGGTTTTCCTTTTCGCCCATAATACCAATTGCTATTGCAATGGTGCTGACCGAGTTTATTGGCGATGGATACTTTCCAATAAATATTTCATCGCTTCCATCATCGTATACGTACCAAGGTCCCGGCGTGTGTGTTTCGTGTGTCATAGCACATCCCCCATACGCTGGCGGTGTTGCTCTTCATACGTGCCATATTTTTCTTGGTCTTCTGCGGCTTCTCGGATTTCCTTGGCCGCAGCTTCTGCGCTTATGGCCAGATCGGACGCCCAAACCTCAAAATGCTCAAGGTCGTTATCAAGTGCGTTGATCATATCATTACCCGGCGTCTGTGTTTCAATGAGCAATCTAAATGACGTTAAAAGCGCCTCATAAGCTTTGAGCTGATCGGCAATATTAAGCGCCTCTTGCTCAGTTTCTGCGGCATCAATTGTTGATTCAATGTCGGTAAATAAATATTCCAAATATTGCATGTGTTATCTCCTTTGTTAAAAAGATAGTACCTGTACTATATAGGACAGTCAATAGGCTATTTAATTATTTTTTAAATAATGCTGAATCGTAGACCTGCCGCGATTCATAACCGCTGCAATCTGGCCGTAGCTAAAGCCTTTGTCTCGCATTTCCTTTATGAGCGCCCGGCGAGCCTGTAAGATTTCCCGGCTTCTGGAAAGCGAAATAAGCTTACTTTGATGCAGTTTATGGGTTTTGCAATATTCTGTAAAAAACACTCTCGCAATCGTTTTATCAATCTTCATTTTTCTGTCCTCTATATGTTACCTCAATCACAACCTTGCCGCCCTTTATGACCCCACCACGGGCAACCATAATCGGGCAAAATCTTCTGTCATCTATGCCCCATGATTTCGCCATGCCATCAAGAAACGACTTCATAGACGCCAGCGCGTTATCAAGGTCGTAGTTCCTTTTGGTCGGCGCGTGGAACGTCAAGAAAAGCGGAATATCACCGTCTTCAAAATCCGCCCTATTTGCCTTACCTAGAAAAAAGCCCTCATTGAAAGATAGCTTTTTCGCCTTTGCTTTTCTCGCCCAGTGAGACGTTCGGTTTGGGTTTAAAATCGAATCTGGCCATGGGGCTTCAATAAGCTTAATCAAAATATTCTCTCCCTGCTGGTGTGTCTCTGTATTTTGACCGGGTTTTAGCCACAAGACGGATATAATGCCTTGGTATGCTGTATTTCTTGGCAAGCTCGTCTTTGGTCCGCGCAAGCTCAAACTCGGTTGGTCTTCCGGGTATATACAGCTCCTCAATGTTAAAGCCATCAACCCGCATATTGTAAATCATAACAAATTCTCCTGTTTTGGTTTTTCCCTAGGCGGCTCAATAAAGAAATCAGGCTGTTTATATGCCTCTTCAATGCGTTTGCAAGCAATGTCGAAATATTTTTCATCAAGCTCAATTCCTATGAACTTGCGGCCAAGTTTGACGCAAGCGACTCCGGTTGTGCCAGAGCCCATGAATGGGTCTAGGATTAACCCTTCTGTAAATGATTCTATAATATACTTCATCAAGCCAACCGGTTTTTGACTTGGATGATTTGTTCTCTCTCCCGATCTGCAATTAATAGAATCTATCTCTATAATAGAATCCGGCGTTGCGTATTCCATTGTTTCTTTTTGTTTTTTATTTAACCTGTTTAATTCTAATGAATTTCTTTTTCTTTTTTGCGGGTTCCATTTGTAATCACCAAACACAAGCACTCTTTCATGCCTTCTTATTGGCATTCGCTTTGCGTTCATTGCGTTGGTTGCGCAGTTCTTTACCCAAACACAATCGAATTTAAAATTTAATGGGCTTTGGTTTATTAAGCTCGTAGCAAAAGGTTCTGTAGCGGTTGCAACACAGCAATCAGCAACCATCCATTTTGATGGATGTACAACAATGTCCCATTTATGGTATGTTACCCCATAAGGCGGGTCGGTCACCACGGCATCAACCTTGCCCAGCGCGGGCATCACATCAAGGCAATCGCCTTGATACAGAACACAATCGCCTATGATTTCTTTGCGTTTATAGGTCATAAGTTTGCCCCCATAATTAAATTCTGCCCCGAAGGTTGGCGCTTTGCGAACGCCAAACCTCAATTTTCATTTCTGCCGCGCTTTTCATTGCCCGCAACTCCTCATCACGAACAACCGCCGCTCGCAAGACGTTAAGATGGTGCAAATAGTGATCATGTGCGTATGCTTGGTTTTCCCTATCTGCAACGCCGCCCTCTGCGTTTAAAAAGAGCATGGCCTTGAGAGATTTGCGATATTCCTCAGCCCAAACCCTTTCGCCTTTTGCCCGCGCAATTTTGCCCGCGTTATCGCGTATCCAATCGGCGGCCTTTTCAGCCTGTTCGTCGCTAATCAAAACGGAATCTCCGAATCAAACTCATCAGCCACAGGTGGGGCTTGCTTTGCCACTGTTTTTGCCACTTCTTTAGCCGGGCTAAGGTCTTTATTTTTCCATGTGATTTTAAAATATTCCTTGCCGTTTTTGTCTTTATTTCGCCAGACATCTATCCAGACATCTTTGCCCTCGATTTTGCCAGACCCGGTAAAGTCTGGGTGACTATCAAGGTTTTTGCGCTCGTTAATACGGAAAGTTCCTGATTTTTCTCTATGTACAAATGTCATTTTATGCTCCTATACGTATTTAATGCTGGCGATTGTGCCAAGTTGTTGTTTCATGCCATAGCCCTCGGCAGGCGCTGGCGGGCAGTATGTGATTCCCTCTTTTTTGTATGGCGTTCCATCTGAGCGTTTAAGAATCCGCCAAGTTGTTTTATAGCCCTGTCCAAATTTCTCGACATATCGGTTTCCAATCAAGAATTCAACGGCTTTAACATAGCATGAGCTGGTTATGTTTAGGTCTCTGGCGATAATCGAGAGCCTTGGCGCTTCGCCAATATTAGTTATTGCAATGGCCATTTCTAAGATTTTCATCGCGTCCTTAATTTCGGACCCGGCCATTCTTTTTCTGTACGCTTTGCGCTGTGAATCCTCTTCGCTTAAAACCTCATCAACCATTGCGCCAATGCTTTTAGGCGAGTTTGGTTTTTTATATGGCGCACCGTTGGCGCGTTTTAGAATTGTCCAGGTTGTGCCGTTATTTACGCCGGTTTTTTTAATATAGCCGTTACGAATTAAAGACTGGACGACAGGGCCATAAAATGTCTTGCCGATCCCAAGATCACTGTAAGCATCATCCATGAGGAGCTTTTCACCCTTGTCTGATTTGGCGCATAGCGCCGCCAGAAGCTTCATTCCGGTATTATGAATGCGCACCAAGCTTTCTTCATCTGTTTTATCTGCGGCGTTGCTGGACGTTTCAGAATAGCGTGTTGTAATCTGAATCGGCACATCTTGCGGCCTTGCGGGTGAGCCATAGATAAACTCCATGCCTTGCCGGGCCTGCTCAATAGCATCATTCACATCTTGTGAGGTGCGCATGGCCAGTTTTAGCAGCGATGCTTTCAGTTTTTGAACATCATCCATTTTTGGTCTCCTTTTTCAGTTGGTTTAGTTTGTTTGTGTATAATTTTACAGCCCTTTGATACGGGCTACCGTCTTTAGTTTGATGCGTGTCTGCCTCTAATGTTACGTCAAGCGCTTTTAGTTTGTGGTCGTTACCAAGCATCCACGTTGATAGTGTTTTTTCGTCTGTGCTTTTGTCTACGTAATCCTTAACCGTTTTTGCGAAATCTTTGGCCTCTTGAACATCAATAAACGTATACTTAGCCAATGGCAGGATTACGTTCGCAGCTAAAGCCGCTTTACGGTTATCAGCGATATCGCCCAGCATTCCCTGTGTCATTTCAGGCAAACCGGCAATTTTCTGCGCATATTGGTCAAGAACGGTGTCAATCTCAACCGGGTCAACGCAGCATTGAATGGCGTATGAAATATCTCGCTGGGTCATCGATCCATCGCGTGTGAACTGCACTGGCTCTGGCTGTTTTGGCTCTTCATAGCGGTCTGGCCATGTATCAACCTCTTCTTGTGAAGCGTACTCACCACCGCCCAGACCGATTCCGGCAAGAGCGCGGCCCACGGCTGTTGTCTCTAGCTTCTCAAGGGACTTCTCTTTGCTAATATCAGTTGCATAAGCGTTGCCCATAGAGATGATAAACCCATCTTTGTTTTTAATTGTGGCGGTGAACACAACGCCCTTTGCTGTAGGATTCAGGCTTGTTTCAAAACCATATTCCAGACCGAAATGGCGGCGGAAAGCTTCCATGCGATTGGCAATTTGAGTGTATTTCTTACCACCCTTGACTTGAATGCCCAGCTTTTCATGCGCGGCACTCACATCATCCATGGCTTTTCTAAGAATATCAGCGGTCATTTCAGTCTCTCCAGTTGTAAAGCAGCGGTCATCATGGGCTTGTTCACATAATGAGGGCGCGGCAGGGTTTCTTTGTTGTAGTCAATCAGCAGTAGTAAATCTTGCGGGGTCATGCTGCATCTCCGCTGATTTTGTTCATGGCAATATGTCTGGCTTTTTTTGCATAATCTTCAGCCTGTTGAATAAGGCGATCAAAATCATGCTCAAGGGCAAACGCTAATTCTGGGTCTCTCATTAAGCGAACATAAATTTTAAGATTTCTAATTTCATTCGCAGCGGTCATTAACCGATGATCAACGGGTGCGCCGGTTTCACATAGCTTAAGCGTGTGCTCTAAATATTCGCTGGTTTCTTGCATTTCAATACCTCGTAAGTTGTCTTATATAAGCTGTACTAAATAGCACAGCGCTAGTCAATAGGGTATGTGAAAAATTATTTAGCCGTGACTTAGCCATGATTTAGCCGTGATTTTTGTATTGTGTGCAAAATATATTTGACAGGGCAGGGAACTTTTTTTATTCTGTGACAGTGAGGGCGCGAATTGCAATCGTGCCTACCTCGTCCCGGCCTTGGCCCTCACACATTTTCTCAAAGCGGACGGAAAGAGACGAGGAATTATGAAGAAACTTTCAGATATACTTGCCATAAAATTAATCGAGCTTGCAATAAGCGACGACCTACCACAAACAATCCACAATCTTTCATTGATTAGCGAGGCCGGATTAAACGCGCCTGCGCTGGACATCAGCAAGGGGCATCAAGATGATTAAAATTAAAAATTGGGACGATCTCCAGCATTTTAAGGACAGGAATCCACCGTGGATTAAGCTGTATAAAACAATATTGGAACGCCGTGATATCGCGATGATATCAGACTGTAACTTTAGAATTTTGATAGGGCTTTGGCTCCTCGCAAGCGAAGACACCGAGAGGGAGGGCGTTTTACCAGAAATAGCGGACATTGCTTTCAGGCTTCGCAAAACAGAAAAGGAAATAAACAAGGCAATTCAAGACCTTGCAGATTTTCTAATAGTCTCTGAGACACCGCGATATCATGATGATATCAACGCTATATCCCTCGCGCGCTCGCAAGAGACAGAGACAGAGACAGAGACAGAGACAGAGAACGCACCGCCGACCAAAAAGATTAGCACCTTGGAAAAGCTGCAATCAGAAAAACTTAATGGCCACTATGAAAACTGGTTTAAAGAAAACTGTCCGCAGGTTGATAGATTTGGCTTACGAGAAGAGTTAATCCTATACTGCCGCAGCAAAGGTAAGAAATACAGCGACTACTGGGCAACCATGCAAGCTTGGGGCAGACGCAGACAAGGCGAACTTGAAAGCAAAAAAACTAAATCGAACCCACAAACGTCGGAGGTTATGCGTGAATATGGATTTTAACTCAATCGAGGCAGAGCAAGGCCTTTTAGGCTGTTTGTTTTTGCACAACGAAAAGATTTTTGATATCGCTGGAACAGTAAGACCGGAAGATTTCGCGCACCCGTTTCACGCCGATGTTTTTGCAAAATCCTACGAGCTAATAACCGCAGGAAAGTCATTTAGCCCGGTTGCGCTTAAGCCGTATTTCATCGGCAGGACAGACGCCGACGAAAATTATTTAATCGAGCTGGCTGCATCCGCTTTTGGCGTTATTAACGCAGAATCCTATGCTCAGACTATACGCGACATGGCGGACAAGCGCCGCTTGCAAGAAATAATCAGGGCTTTACAGGAATCCATGCTTTCAAAATCAGCCGATGAAGTTAGATCGGAAGCAATGGGCTTGTTAGAAAAAACAGCCGGAACAAGTATTTTCGTAAAAACTAAGCGCCAAGTCGCGATGGAAGCTTGCGAGGCAGTTAAACTACCACCACAATGCTACACAACGGGGCTACAGGGGCTTGACAATGCCATGGCTGGGGGGTTGTACGCCGGATTTACATATGGCCTCTGTGGGGCCGCAAAACGCGGCAAAACCACATTTGCGCACACGATATCTGAAAACCTAAATGAAAACGGCGTTCCACATGCGTATATTGCGCTTGAGATGGGTTCGCAGCAAATCGAGCAGCGAAACATTGCCCGGCGCATAGGGGTTAATTCATTAGCGTTTATGGCAAAGGAAAAAAACCCTGCTATCTTGAGCAGAATGGCGCAAGAGGCTGTGATTGGTAAGGATCACACGCTTTATCTAGACATGCCGGGCTGCAGTTTTAATCAAATTAAGGGCGAAATAGCCCGTTTGGTTTCTAAACGGCAAATCACCGGATTTATTTTGGATTACTGGCAACTTGTACAGGGCGGCGAAAAGCATCAAAGCAAGGCTGATTTTCTGTATGACGTTGCGCAATGGTGCGCCAACTTCTCGCGCAGGCACAAAATCTGGTGCGTCATTCTTAGCCAGCTAAACCGCGAAGGCCAAGTGTTTGGCTCCGCTGGGCTTGAAAAAGCTTGCGACCAAATGTTTTTTATTGAAAAGGCCGAAACAAACACCGATGTGACAGAGCTTTATCTCACGATGACGCATAGCCGATACACACCGATGGCAGACGTAGGCACGAACGAAAGGCCCGCGTTTTATATCAACCAGAAGCATGGTCCGCACATAGCCGAGATTTAAACGCCCATAAGTTATAAAAACCAGTTTTATGCATCACCCGAAATTGCACGACATGGCCAAGAAATTTGACAAGGCGCAAAAAAGAAACAATATTACCCAAAATAATATTTGACACGCCGTCAAAGCTATGCGATATTTAATCATCAACAGGGCAATGATGCCCGCCTAACAGGAGACTGAAGATGACACGCAACCAGCAAGAAATAATTAGCTACCTCAACAGCAAAAAAATCGTTTACGGTTTTAAAACAGTTTACGAAAATAATGCACCAGTTAAAACTGAATGGATGCCGATCAAGATTACCAAGAAAGACCAGTTTTATCGCGCTAATGGCGTTGTCGTTAGTCACAGCTGGGCAAAATTTATTGTCCGCGAAGGGATGGGCGCATAAATGACCCCAGAACAGTTTATCAAAATCCGCAAAGACGCTGGGCTATCACTGGCCCAGCTATCCGAAATCATCCGCGTTCATACCCGCACCATCAGGCGCTATGAAGATGGCTCAGTGCCTATCAGCGGCCCCGTGTCAGCATTGATGGAAATAATCGAGCGCCATAGCAAGTGGATTCCTAAGGTTTACAAATATGAAGACTTTGAAAAGCCCATACGTGATTCACGTACTTGACATCAAAAAACCACTGTGCTAATTTTTTACAAATAGTCATGCTTACTCTTAGCCCGTCGCATCTTCCACGGAAACAGCGACGGGTTTTTTTATTTACAGACAAAAACAAATATGCTAGATTTGCTTTAAGTGTTAATCTCCTTAATGCTTGATTGGTTCATCATCGAAAGCCCGTCGCGTCTTGTTTGCGGAATGCGGCGGGTTTTTTTAGAAGGCTTACAATGAAGAATTACGATTTTAGCTCGGCAGCGTTTGACAAAAAGTTTTATGAAGAATTTGGCGACAGCTTTTTAAAAAGGCTTCGGCGTAAATTTTATTACACCAAAGCGGAAAACGAATTTGTTTTTTCCATTTTTGGGGGTGCCTATAAACGCCGCCCTAATTGGGATTGTAAAATCATTGATTAGGACATGAGACGTTAATTTATTATCGCAAACTGAGATAAAGTGCCATGGCAAAAGGTATAAAAACAGGCGGCGGTTCTCGCACGGGAAAGCCTAACAAGGCAACGGCAGAGGCAAGGCAGGCAATAGCCGTTTTTGTTGAAGGCAACGTAGACCGCTTAAATGGCTGGCTAGATCAAATAGCAGCCGATAGTCCGACAGCGGCGTTTGACAGGTTTATGTCAGTTGTTGAATATCATATTCCCAAACTCCAGCGGCAAGAGCAGCAAGCCCTAGACAAAGACGGCAAGCCCGCAGACAATCAAATAACGGTGCGCTTTGTCGGAAATTCAGATACCGAATAAATTTGGCTTTCTCTTTAAGCCTAAACGATACAAGGTCATGTATGGCGGACGTGGCGGCGCAAAATCTCACGCTGTTGCAAGGGCGCTTCTCGTGCTTGGTATGCAGAAACCGCTGCGCATAATCTGCGCTCGTGAAATTCAGAAATCCATCAGTGATTCGGTTCACGCCCTGCTTGCTGATTTAATCCGCAGCCACGGTCTTGAAGGCACAAAATACGAAATCCAGCGCGATGTTATTAAGGGCAGGAACGGAACTGAGTTTAAGTTTCGCGGCCTGAAGCACAACACAACCGACCTGAAATCCCTTGAAGGCGCGGATATATGCTGGATTGAAGAGGC